AAGAAGACGCCTGATCTTTATCCCGAACTGATTAGGTTGACTAAGATGATTGAGAAAGATGGATTCGACCAACATTATAACAAGTATCCTTGTATGCTTTACTGGAGAGGCCAAGCTACTGGCTTCGACAAGCCTGTTAAACAACGTGCGGTATGGGGATATCCCCATATAATAAGTCTACACGAAGAGCGGATAATGATACCAATCATCCATGAATTTAAGAAGTTTCCTGAATTCGCCGCTTTAGTGTCAGATGACGCAGTGAATAGGAGGGTTACAGATATGTTAAAACACCCTAATAGGAAGCAGTCTGTGGATTTCTCTTCATTCGATCAATTCGCAGGACCAATGATTGGCTACGTATTCGATCTCATACGGGCTATGTTTCACAAGAGTGCTTGGAAACTAATTGACTATGTAGAGCACGAATTCAGAACAATACCACTACTCCATCCAGACGGCATCTGGACTGGTGAACACGGCGTTCCTTCAGGAGCTGGTCCAACCAACTTCTGTGACTCTATGGTTAACTGGCTGTTTGCAGAGGCATTTGCAATCAAGCAGGGAATCAAACTGTTAAAAGCCGTGTTTCAGGGCGATGATGGTGGGTATCTCTTCAGTGAAAATATCGAGACTGAAAAGTTAGTTGAATTCGGACGGTCATTAGGGATGTACGTTGGATTTGATAAGGGCGGTAATTCCGCTGATGTCATGTTGTATCTACAAAATGTTCACATGTTCGAATATACTGTGAACGGACTGAATGTCGGTGTAAGGCCAATCGAGAAAAGTCTATCTGGAATGATGGGCTTTGAAACAGCTCGTGATCGTTCTTGGCGTCCAGTCGATACAACGATGAGATGGCTCCAACAAGCGGAGTCACTGAGATATCACCCGTCTTTTGAAAGAATCGCGAGACTTTTGTACAATAACGATCGTTTACTGAGACAATTCAACATTCGTGAACTGATTTCACTAGCTGGTGGTCTTAGTGAACTCGAAGCCAGGCAGAAAGACAAAAGTTTTCCTTATGGCAAGGCACCCCTCTCCAACTTAGCGAATTTCGCCATAGTTAAGTTAGTTGATCAACTTCGCAAGAAGCTTCATGGTAGAGAGGACCCTCGCGGTGACTGGTGGACGTGAGTCCAGGCCTAGATTTAT